AAACGTGCCGGTTTAAACGGGCCTTCGCAAATTCATAAACCTTCTGCGTGGCGTGGCCCGAATCAATGCACGTGGCGGTAACGGTGAAGGGCCTGCCATCGGCTCGAAGCCATATGCGCGCAATGTACGCATCAACCCGCTCCCATAGCTCGGTGCCTTGCGGGTCACCTTCAATCACCGTGTAATCAATCGACCAGGACTCTTCATTGCGGCCCCAACCCACGGTTTCGGCTTCGGCGCGGTCATCCTGCACATCAATGCCCACGGTGATGACTCCCACACCATCGGGCACGGGTGCGGCCCACACCTCACCACGGGCCTGCAGGGTTTCAACCCGCAAGTCTTTGCCCGCATGTGGCCGGTATGGCAACCCCGCCTGTGTGTTCCACCAGGTTTGTCGGCGGTCCTCATCATCGTGCGCCGCGAGCCACTTGGCAGCGATCTCACGCGGCCTATCTTTCGCCCATGGTGAGTACAGCTTGCCCGCCTGAAACCCTGCATGCGCGTTATCCACGCCCCACCTTGCGCACTCCGGGCACTTCGCGCGATACACCGCGTGCGTGGGGCCCGTGCTCCATGCCCACACCGCAGACACATGCGCATCGGGCTCATCACCGGCCTCATCACTGCGCCATCTCTGCTCGTAGAGATCGAGCGGCACGTGCAGCTTGCCGCAGCAGAAAAACGCCTTCGTTTGATGCCACCGGGCGGTGGTGAGCGCCTTGAGGCGGTCTGCTTCACTCCATGCGGCACCACACGCTTCGCAGTACAGGCGGGCCGTGGTGGCGTCATGCGTGTGCTCCTGGTCATCCCCGCTTTTATCCCACTGCACATGCTTGAAAAATTCGGGAAACATCCGATGCGAGCAGTGCGGGCACACGAGCGAAGCGCGGCGTTGGTCACTCTCCATGAAGCTGCGTTCAATGCGTGATTCATCTTCGATGGTGGGTGAGCCCGCACGCACCGAGAGCGAGTTGACATAGGTCGCCATGCGCTCATCAGCGAGGCCCACCGGGTCACCTTCACGCGTCACCGGGTAACGGTCTACCTCATCGCAGAGCACCACCCGCACCGGCCTGCGTGCGAGGTTATCGGGAGAGCCCGCACCGGCGAGCGCGAGGAAACCACCAGGGAACGCCTTGAATAGAAGGCTCTCTTTCGCGTTGCGGGTCTTACTGGTGCCCACGATCTCACGCAACACCGGTGTGACTCTCACAAGCGGCGTGATGCGTTCGCGGCTGAAGGCTTCGGCGGCTTCTTCTTTCGGCTGAAGTAGCAATATCGGGCACGGGTCAAGGTGCGCGAAGTAGCCGAACACGTTTTCCAGAAAGGCCGTTTTGAGTAGCTGCGTGCACGTCATCACGGTGATGGTGTGCACACCGGGCTCGGTTACCGCAAGCATGGGCCCGCGTGCTATTTCCACGGTTGCGGTCTGCCATGTGCCTGAGAGCGCCCCGGCTTCGGGTGCCAGCTTGCGGTAACGGTCTGCCCATTCGGGCAGCGTGATTTGCGGCGGCGGTGACCAACCCCGCCGCCACGCTGCAATAAGCTGCTCAATCTTCGCTGCTTCGGATAACAGAGGCATCGGGTTCCCCCATCACACTCACGTGTTGGTGCACGAGCCGCGTGAGCGTGTGCAACACCGCTTCAGGCTCAACACCCAGTTCGGCGGCGAGAAAGGGAGCCACACGCGCGGGCCAGTTAAGCCAATGGTCACGGGCACCACGGGCCTGCTCGAAGAGCACCCGCCGTGCGGCGTCCACCGTCACGAGCGCGCCCGCACGCTGCTCATATTCAAGCTGGCGAAGCGCGGCAAGTGAGCGCTCTTTCTGCAGCGTGATGGCGGCGAATTCGGTGGAGCTTGAAGGCTTCGCATCGTCGGGCCGCTTCAGTGGTCTGCCGCGCTTGCGCTTCGGTGAGCCGTCCGCGTTGATGGCCGGTTCTGCATCAGGCGGCGCAGTTTTTTTTGCTGCCGGTTTTTTCGGTGCGCGCGGTTTCGGGTTGTCCTGCGCGCGCCACTTCGTGCGCAAAAGTTTCGGATCAACACCGCCATCGGGCAGCAGCGTGAGCCGCCCCTTGCGCACGGCCACGCTCACCGTGGTGTGCGAAACGCCCGCGCGTTTTGCAAAATCTGCTATCGACAATCCGTGGCTCATAGCTGTTTACGAATGTGCGTAGAAAATCGTTAGCTGCACAAAGAACGCGAGCGCGCGATGCCCGTGTTGCTCGGAAGGGCGGGAAGGACCCAAAGGGCACCCCCCCGGCAGGGGGGGGATGTGCCGCGATGGCTTCGGGAGTCCCTTGCCGCCCTGCGGCCTTCTGCGGCCCCGTGGCGGGCCTGCTGCGGTCACGGCAATGGGTCGGTGCGTGCGAGCGTGCAGCGCGTGCCACGGGCCACCGTGCGAGCCACGCGCGCATAGTCAGGTTCGAGCCCGGTGAGGTGTGCGAACAAAGCCACCGATTGCACATAGGGCATCACCCACCAGGCGAAGCGCACCGATAGACGATAGGTCACGGCCACGGTGATGGTGAGGTTGTGTGTGCTCATGCCGGTGGCTCATCGTCAGGTTGATCGAAGCCACGAAGCAGCACGGCGGCGAGGTTCTTGCGCTGCAGGTAGCTCATGGGTGGCAGCGTGAGCATGGCAGGGCCATCACCGCCACCGCGAGCAATGCGCACTAGCAGTGATTCGAGGTAACGCACCTTTTCGCGGTCTGCGTGCCACGTGTCTGCGATGGCGCGCACCTCGTCAGGTGACAGGTGCACATGGTCACGCTCGGCACCGGCCTCCATGGCGAGGCGGTGAAGGCTTGGCGGTTCATGCAGTAGCGTGGGCATGGCATCACCGTGGAAAGTCAAGCGGTTTGCAACATTGGGTATCCACCAATTTGGTGGATACCGTGGTGGATACCCGTTTCTACAATTCACGCGAGCGCACTGAGCGCCACGAATGCGAGGTCAGAGCGGGCCTTGCGGTCTGCCCATCCGTGAGGCATGGCCGATGAGCGCGCGTTGCCGAGATTCACGATACGTGAAACGGTCAACCAGTCAGCGGCATCACCATGGTGAGAGGCACCGTGAGTGACCCACCACCACGCGGCAATGCGTGCGGCGTGAATGGGCAGCGCGGCATTGGCCGGTGTGCGCACGAGATCAATGCCGAGCGCCTGCTCTGCGCGGGTGTAGTTGTCACGCCCGGTGATTTGGATGATGCCCCGCCCGATGTAGGCCCATCCGTCACCGCTTGCGATATCGCCATTGCCCATGCGGCTCGAATAGGCGTTGTTCGCAATGGCTTCGGGTTGCCGCTCGATGCGCATGGCGAGGGCATTGGGCACGCGGGCCCCGCCAAGTGTGCCGCTGCTGAAGCGGGTCGGCCAGGTATTGGCGAGGCCCTGCGCCGAATAGTTGAGGTTTTCGGTGAGCTGGGTGAAGTCCGCACTTTCGTGGCCGCACTGCCCCAGGAAGGCCGCGAGGTTCGAAGCCGTATCAATGCCGAATTCTGCAGCGGCATCGTTGAGCGGATCGAGCCACGCATGTGCGTTGGCACGCGGCACCGCCGCGCCTAGTGAGGCGAGTGTGAGCATCATGAGAGCACCGAAGGGAGTGAGGCGGGAGAGAGCGCTATTGAGCGGCCTGCCGCTTGCGGCGGGCAATGGCCGAATCTGCGAACCAGTAAGAGAGAATCCCTGAAAAGATCGCGGCATCATCTTCGGTCCATATGAGCACCGCGAGTGATGTGACCGTGGCACTCGATGGGCCTGCGGCCTGTATCACCGCATCACGGATCACGATGAGCTTGAAGATGATGTACAGCGCGAGCATGAGAAAGGTGGTGATGGGCCGCACCGAGAGGTTGAGCGCATCGACCCATTGCACACCGCTCAAGTGCGCCTGCGCCTTCATCGCAAGTAGCTTCGTTTCGGCTTCGGCACGTGCCACGGCGGCACGCGCTTCGGCCTCGTAGTTTTCGGGCCCAAGCTTTGCCGTTTCGAGCTTGGCATCGAGTTCGGCGCGGGTGCGATCGAGGTCAATATGCGCAAGCTCCACGGCGTTGGTTTTGCTTGGGCGGTTTGACCATGCACTAATGATTTCAGGTATCAGGCGCAGGCCACCGCCACCAAGCGCGCCGATGAGCGTCATGATGGCTGAGAGTGAGAACATGGTGAGCCTTTACGGGAAGTCAAGCCAAGCGCGCCTTATCACGCCTTATCACGCCTTATCGCGCACTAGCGCGCACTAGCACGCACTAGTGCGCCGTTTTGATGGCCTGCGTGAGTGCCTTATCGAATTCGGGCTGCAGGTTGCGGTTGATGATGGCCGCAGCGGTGGCACCGAAGGGCAAGCGCTTTTTGACGGGTTCCGGGTCACTGAAGCGAATGAGCAGCCTGAGCCGCCCGGTGGTGTTCGCGCCGCGTGTGCGCTTGCGCTTGCCGCGCCGGTTGTTCGCACTCTTGAAGGTGGGCCGCTGCCATATGCCCCGAATCTCTTCACCGTTATGGGTTTTCACGGCACCAATGAACACATCCGAACGGTTGCGCAGGCGCGCGATGGTGTTGCGCCGGATACCGCCGTAAGTGTTCAGCAAGGCCGAATCTTTCGGGTTGAGCACGGCGCGTGATGTACCGGGCAACACCTGCGTGCCACCATCGGCATAAGGTGCCAGGTATTTCGCGGCAATGGGCCGGATGTACACCACGGCGGTGCGGTTGCTCTTGTTCGCCTTCTGCACGGCGACCGATTTCACGGTGAAGGGCGTGGGCTTATCAAAGCTCTTTTCAAGCTGCTCTCTCTCGGCATCCTGCACCTTGAGGGCCACGGCGTTAATGGCCTGCGCGGTGGCAAAGGGCACTTGCTGCTGCGTGAAGCGGTCAAGCTCACGCGTGAAGCGTTTGATATCCGAACGCAGGTTGAATTCAAACATAGGGCGGGGCCTCAAAAGCCCGCCACCGGTCACAAGCGTGGCGGGCTCAATTGCCCGCGCAGTGTTACTGCGGGCGACTCTTCACGAGCGTGGGGTAAGCGCAGCGGCGCGCACTGCGTCATAAAGGCGGTTTTCTTCGTAGAGGGAGAGCACATCGAGCGGGTTGCGGTCACCCCACTCATCGAATGATGTGGTGCGCCCATCCGGTGCCCTGGCTTCGTCCACATAATCAAGCTGGTTGCAGTCATTGAAAATGACCACATACCACGCGCCGAACCATATGCCGAGATCACCGCAGTAAATCTCATCCCACGGGCGGTAATCATCAATGCGCACGGGCAGCGTGCCCGATGCGGCAGCGCGCAGCACGGCGGCAAGTTCGTCGGCAGATATGGCCGGTGGGTTTGAAGTAGGCGCAGGCATCACGTGTATCAATTGATAGCGATTATTGTGCATGGGATGCAATTGTCAAGATTCATTAGCAATCCGTGCTTTCTGGTGTAGGGAGAATGCCGAGCGGCGCAAGGCCGGTTTCGATGGCCTGCCAGGCGTCATCAATCACCCCGGCCTGCATGTGCACACCCTTGCGGCCCTTGCGGCCTTCGAGCCACATGCGCACAACGGCGTAATGATTGCCCACGGTGTTGCGGTGCACGTCACACCGCGTGGCGATCTCCTTTAAATCTTCGCGCGAGCCGAAAATGCGTTCGATGATGGCCCGCCGCACCTGATAGTGAGAGAAGCCGCTCACATGCGCGGCACTCTGCTCGGTGAGCCACTTGATAGCCCCCTGCCATTCAGGATTCGGGCGGTGCTTCGAGCAGCACACCGCGCCGCAGGTGCACGGCATTTCGCGCGGTGCTGCCCGCGCCACGAGTGTGGCGAGGTGTAAATCGGATAGCTCCCACAAGGCGCGGCGGATCATGCCCGCCTGCCCCGCGCCATCAAGCCCCACGAGGCCCATGCCACTGCCGAGCGCGGGCCCGCCGAAGCGCGTGCACATGAGTGATGCGCCGTACTGCTGCGTTGAGTAGGAAAGCGCGAAGCGCACCGCATCGAAGGCCGAATCAAAAATAATTTCACCGTCCATCACTGCCCCGATAAGAGAGTGTCAACCATGGCAATGCGCTCGCCTATCCACCGCATCACCGGCACCGCCATGGAATTGCCAAGCGCGCGATATCGCGGCCCATCGGCAGCGAGTGCGCCACGGTATGGCACGAGTGAATAATCATCTTCGAAGCCCTGCAGGCGTTCGCACTCGCGTGGCGTGAGGCGGCGCACGCCGGTGGCGGGCTGCAGCACGGCAGCGTGGCCGTTGGTGTGGCCTTCGCGGCGCAATGCGCCTGCCACGTCACCGAGCGCGAAGCCGGTGTTGCCGCCTGCGGTGCAATCGAAGGCCAGGGCCTCACCGTCATCACCTGCCATGGGCGCAATAACGAATGTTTCAACACTGGCATCCTGCCGCTCATTGCGCCCGGTGAGTGCACCCGCCACATCGGGCACGAGCGTGGTGTGATGGTCAATATGGCGCGCATTGCCGCGTGTGAGCGCGCCGGCAATCTCGCCATCACCGCGCAGGTTGCCGAGCGTGGCCGCGCCGCGCGTGCCTGCCGGTATCAGTCCGCCATTGCATTCGAACTGGGTGCCGAGTCCGCCACCGCCTGCAGTGCGTGAGCTAAGTGCGCCGGTAACTTCGCGCGGCGTGCGGCGCGGCGCAGAATGCCCCTGCAGGCCCGCGCGCTCAAAAAGTACCGCCGCAGGTGGTCGCCAGTCTCCAGGATATCCGATAACGAACACACGGTTGCGGCGTTGGGCCAGGCCGAAGAATTGAGCGTCAAAAACCCGGTATGCGAACCCATACCCGAGCTTTGCCAATGTCCCGAGCAGGGCACCAAAAGCCCGTCCGTTGTCCACTGACAAAACCCCGGCGACATTTTCCCAAACGATCCACCGGGCAGCGTATTGATGAGCAAGTTGAGCGAAGGTAAGCATGAGCCCACCACGCTCATCGTCCAGGCCTTTTCGGTTTCCTGCGACGCTGTAACTCTGGCAGGGAGTTCCACCGGCGAGAACATCGAGAGTTGCATCGGGCCACCCCTTGTGTGTGGTCATATCGCCCAGGTTCGGCACGAGCGGATAGCGGTGCGAGAGCAGCGCGCAGGCGAAGGCATCAATATCGGAAACGAAGGCGCAGCGCCACCCAAGCGGGGCCCATGCGCATGAAGCGGCTTCGATGCCACTGCATACCGAGCCGAACACGAGCGGCGAGCGCATCAGCATGGCGGCACCTTCCTGCGCCATGTTTTACCGCAGAGAAACCGTGTGAGTGCGAGCATCATGCCCTTACGCTCACCGGCCTGGAGAATCACATCCACGCGGTAATCATTGAGCGCCATGATGGTGGCGGCACACCACTCATCGACATACACACAAGGCCCATCCATAGGCCCCTGTAAATACACTTCATGCACTTCGATCACGTCACCTGGTTTGAGGTCATCGGCCATGGTTTGCCCCTTCGTGCTCGGCAATCCACGCGAGCGCGGCGCGGTGTGCTTCGGCATAGCTGCGGGTGGGATGCGTGCCCGCTTCGAGCCCCTGCCGGTAAGCGCGCCCAATCCATGCGCGCAGGTTGTTCGGCAGGCGATACCAGTGCGCGCGGCATCCCCACATGGAGCGTGACACTGCGCGCTCACACCCAGGCCATGCGCAGGCGTGCAGGCGCGAAGGCGCGGGCGGCGGTGGCAATCCGGCACCGCCTTCGGGTTGATAGCCGCCGCTCATGAAAGCACATCCATAAGTGCGCTTTCGGGCCACCACGCCTCCACCGCGCGTCCATCGGCGGCCTTGTAGCGCAACAAATAACTGTTCTCACCCTGCGTGTATTGCGCGCGGCCCACGATGATGCCCACCTCACCGCTCATGATGATGGCGGCATGCTGTTCAAGGTCAAATACAAACAGGTCGCTCATGGCTTCGCTCTCGTGTTCGATAACGTGGCGGGCGGTTTCAAGTGTGTGAAAGTAGAACACCGCATAACTTGCGGCCTCATCACCGGATGCGGCCTGTTTTTGGCCGTCATCGAGCAGGCGCACGAGGTCACGAACAAGCG